CCCCACCCGGGGGCTCTCGCTATAGTGCAGTCATCCCTTTCCTCATCAAGGAAAGGAATGTGACCTAACCACTCTCTTCATACTCTAAGGAGGTGTGACCCGTATGGGCCGCTCCAAGGAGCGTCCAATGAAGGACTGGGTTTCCCAGTCCAGCAATTGGAAGCACCTTACGCAAATTCGTTATCCGGCAACTCCTACTTCGCCGGTCATTATTAATGACCCGCATAGTGGTGATTTGTCTCAAACGAATGTTGCACTTAGAGGTCGGCAGGTTACTGCCGACGAAAATCATGGTTTCTCCGTTCGAAAATCCCTTTTAGACGGGAAATTCGACGGAGACAGAGGTGGTCGCTTTTTCTCCACTAAGAGCACTGTTCTTGTCAGAAATGGCAGGAAGCAGTGGTCATACGGTGGAGGAGAATCGTTTGGTAGTTGGATCTCCGATGATTATCGGGGCCCCATCTTTGCCATCGATCCACGTACAGTCGCAATCCCTATTGGTACTCTAATGCAAAATCTAGAGCCCATGGGGACACATGCGATTGCACAGTGTAAGCCGACCAACAATGTCGCCAATCTGGCCACTGATCTCTCTGAGATCGCCACCGCGGGGCTCCCGTCTTTGACGGGTGCTGCGCTGTGGAAAGAGAAGACCAATCTCGCTAAAGGTAGCGGATCGGAATTCTTGAACTCAGAGTTTGGCTGGAAGCCGCTTGTCAGCGACGTGCGTGACGCAAGTTACGCAGCCGCTAACGCGCATAGGTTGCTTGCAGCCTATGAACGTAATTCAGGCAAGATCGTGCGGCGAAGGTATGATTTTCCGGAAGAGAAGACTGAGTTGGACGAGGTGGTTGGACCTTCTGATGGCTTTTCATTTGCCATTCAGGATTTCAACCTCCTCGACTTCTCGAAGTCCAAGCCAGTGCTCCATAAGACAACCAAGACCTATCGTAGGACTTGGTTTTCTGGTGCTTTCACCTATCACCTTCCGATCGGCTACAACAGCCGAAATCGTTTGGTGTCGGCGGCAGCTAAGGCCGGTCCCCTTTTGGGAATCGAGCTTACGCCAGAAACTGTCTGGAACGCTAGTCCTTGGACTTGGGCTGTCGATTGGTTTTCCAATGCGGGAGATGTTATTTCAAATCTCTCGGATTGGGCCGTCGACGGTTTGGTGTTGAAGTGGGGTTACATCATGGAACATACGTACCAAGAAGTAACCTACTCTTTGGACAGGCCCTGTAGGTATAAACCCTTCGGGTCCTGTTTCGCCTCACCCGTAACCGCTTATATTGAAACTAAGCGCCGGGAAAAGGCAACACCATTTGGGTTCGAGGTAACCTGGAATGGGTTATCTCCTCGCCAATTGGCCATTTCAGCCGCTCTGGGTATTACTAGAGTGTTCTGAAGATGACCTGCCCTATGTTGAGCCAAGGGGCTCGACATAAAACCTCGAGTCCTAGGAGTGATGCCAATGGCATTCACAGATCCACAGACCGTCACAATCTCTGCTGTGACGACCTCCCTCCCCCGTATTAGTACGGAAGGAGACGAGACCGTCTATCAGAGTGCGGATGGCCTGATTCAGATGCTTGCTTCTCACGATAGTGGGAAGCGTTTAAGGCATCTGCTCAGGATCAACCACTCGAAGCTGACGGCAGATCCGTTTATTCCGGCGGAGAATGTCAAAGTGTCGATGTCTTGTTACATCGTCTTTGATGTTCCTCCAGTCGGATATACGGCTGCCGAGCAACTTGCTGTGTATACTGGGTTTAAGACCCAGTTCGCGGCCAGCTCCGATGCGCTCATCACCAAATTGATTGCTGGTGAGTCGTAAAGGAACCGCTGCTCGGATCAAAGTTTCCTTACCCCTTTCTGTTACGAAAGAAGGTTCGGATCCAATTGTTCCTGACCAGCGTGGGGCTGAGGATGTAGAAGGCCAAGAAGGTCTCGTCTTTCACCTCGAAGTAGGATATAAAGTCCTGCTTTTGGTGTCCGCCTTGATCTTTCAAGCCCTATACGCTTACGCAGACAGTATAGCCAAGATATTTGGCTATTACCCGTCTTCGTAAATTCCTCATCTGGGAAGTGCCATGAAGGCATTTCTCTCCTTGTGGTGACTATTCCCTTCAATAAGACTCGGGTGAGTCTTGGGGTGCCCCATTCGTGGGGTGCCCCGGGAATAGAAGTGATATGACATTGGCTAAGGAAAGTCAACCTCTGTTAGGAGGTGCTTTGAAAAGCCTGATGTCACTCTGGTCCAAGATGGCTGAAGATTCGGCCATCTTATGCTGCACTAGCGCCACCCTTGACATTAATACCGTCAAGAGGCGTGTCAAACATGAGGGGTTATCGTTTTTGACGATAACCCTACCAGACCTTGGAAAAGCCACCCAAAAGTGGATGGACCAAGGCCAGGTCGGGCTACATTCTTGTTTCCCTGCCAAGGGAGGTAAGAATGGTAGTCACCCCCGATTTCTCGGAGGTTTCTACTCCCGTGTGTTTGACCCGGCAAGTGGCCTGTTGCTCGATGATCCGTGCATTGCGTCAATTCATGCTATCCGTCAACTTACGTTGACGTTTGGCAAGATTTCTCTTCCTTGCAGTGATGCGAGGACGAGAAAAGCGATGCGCGGGTACATTGAGTGTGAGCAGGATGTACGTCAGACGGACTCCAAACTCAGTGAGAGAGATCTTTCTGAGTTTGAATCTATGTCCGCTCTGCTGTTTAGTGAGTTGTTTACCCAAATGGACAGAGATGTCTATTATGGACAACTTCTCCCTAAACATGGCCCTGGTATTACCGCTGACGGCCTTTCCAGTAATGGAAAGTATCGCCAACGTACCTGGACCCGACGCCTAGATAGGGTATTTCCCCTAGACAGGTACCTCATCCCAAATCATCATTTCACTGATGACCTAAGTGAGGTAGACATCCTCGAACCCGAGATGGAGATACCTGTGAAGGTTATCCCCGTCCCTAAAACGTTGAAAACACCGAGGATAATCGCAGTGGAGCCTACATGTATTCAATACATGCAACAGGCCCTGCTGCGAAGTTTCCTTGCAGCCCACGATAGGGATGAACTCCTACGTGGACTTATCGGTTTTGATGATCAGACTCCTAACCAGGAGCTTGCTCGTCAAGGCTCGGCCGATGGCCGGACCGCAACACTCGATTTGAGTGATGCTTCCGATCGTGTTTCCAATCAGCTCGTCAGACGGATGGTTGAACGATGGCCTCATTTGACAGAGGCCCTCGATGCCACACGTTCACGACGGGCTGAGGTACCTGGCCACGGAATTATTCGTTTGGCCAAGTACGCGTCTATGGGTTCAGCGCTCTGTTTTCCGGTGGAGGCCATGGTCTTTACGACCTTGATCTTCTTAGGAATTCAGAAGTCGCTCAACAGGACGCTAACCAAGAAAGACTTGAAGTCTTTTCTTGGTGCGGTGCGTGTCTACGGAGATGATTTGATTGTCCCCGTAGATCATGTGCATACCATTGTACAGACACTTGAACTTTTTGGAGCTCAAGTTGGTCTGGACAAGTCTTTCTGGACCGGAAGGTTCAGAGAGTCTTGTGGCCGGGAATACTTTAATGGACAGGACGTGTCAATAGTCCGTGTCCGGCAAGCGTTACCCGACACAATGGCAGACGCAACAGGTGTGATTGCAACGGTCGCTCTCAGGAACCAACTATATCTTGGTTGGTATCCTTTGACCGTCCGTTATCTGGATAAGCTACTTAAAGGAATGTTGAAACATTTCCCGACAGTAGCACCAGACTCACCTGTGCTAGGCAGGGTTTCACGCCTTCACGATTACGATTGTGAACGCATGCACCCAAGCCTTTTTAGCCCTCAAGTTCGGGGCTATGTTGTTGAGGCCAAAGCCCCGAGTGATCAGCTCAGGGACACTGGTGCCTTGCTCAAGTGCTTACTCAAGCTTGAAACCAATAATTTAAGGGTTGCTGATAGCGATATCAGCTCTATTCCCTGTTATTGGCCAGGCACGGTCCAAAAGAATGGACCTTCCTCGTGGGAGCCACCCATGAGCCAAGATGAGAAGCACCTGGAGCGTTCTGGACGCCCCAAGCGCGTCAGCATAAAGCTTGGGTGGTGGCCTTC